TTATTTTTATGAGCAAAGAGCTAATTAGACTACATTGCAAATATTTTAAAGAGTTTATTCTCCGGACACTTTTAATGACTTTCCGAGTCGGGGGGATAAGTTTTCGAACATTCCAGGTTACTCTAACTAATATACGTGAATTTATAAAATATGTACAATATGAAACATGCAAGGATATACAAAGGCGTCAGCACCGAAGTGTTATGCCTTTAGAATTCTCCCAGAAATCTGTATACAATTTATCCCACGTAGGGAATGTAGACTCTTTAACAAAAGGATATAAACCTTCTTCACGTACCGCAACTTGTAGCATATCTCGAAATTCTGAAAAGAACTTTTTCCCATGAAAGAAAGCTTCTCGCATTGCCGATTCCACAGTCGCAATCATCTGATCTTCGGGACAAATACTCTTTGATCCTGTGCATATTAACAACATTTTCTCAATGGACATCATATCTAATGGAGCAAGATATGCTTTAACATCATCATCCCATCTCCAAGCTCTTTTGAGGAAAGATATATTGTCAATGTGAATGAAAGGGACACTCTCTGAAACTTTATCAGCCATTGTGTACTCTACACCAATGGTAGCCATCGCAGCTGCTATTGTAGAGTGATTAAACCAATCAAACTTCTTGGAAATGCCCATACAATTATCATCACCATACGTCATAAGAGCAACATTTCTTTTAAAAGAATCACACTCCCCCATTGGATTATTGTACACATAAGCATAACGCATATATAAAGAATTAACCAAACTATTGATAATAACAGTTAAAGGATGACCTGACGGGTTTGATCCCAAAAATTGCATCAAATCTCCATGGAAATCACAAAATGCAAAACATATATCTATAGCAATGCCTCGTATAACCATAATATCATTTTTTGAATAATGCGCAAATTCGCACACTGCTATAATAATGTCAAAAGCAGCCATGATAAATTCTATACCCATCTTTTTGTCGAAGCACTTAAAATCACCTGCAACCATCCTATCATCACCAAAGTTAACAAGATATTGGCGCATTTGCTGCCACTCTAATGAGTGTGCATTTGTGCCTGGCGCAGCTTCAAACAGATATTTATTATCTTGCACCAATTTAATAAAGGTTAATAGATACTTCCTCACTACTAAAGACCACTCAAATGGAGCTCCCATAAACAAACGTAACTTGCCTATTTCAGCTTTCTCAAAAGTTATGGCTTCATCTTTTATAGATGTTTTAAAAACAGGACAATATCTCTCACCACGTAAATAGGTAGCTTCACATTCATCATATCTCTTTTGCATAACTTTATCCAATTTCACTGCATCAACATATAAGTCTCCACATTCGGTAAAAGGATCCATTTGTTCCAAGAAATATTTCTTCGACTTATTGTAAGGAAAACCAGCACTTGAACCACAATTAATTCTATCAATAAATCTAGTACGAGGGGCACCATTTATAGCGGTATTTAAGGGTAATGTATGAACTTTAATCCAAAGTGTTTCTTCAGACAACTGTGAAATAATATCATGGGTAAAACCCCGCACACATTTCTTTAGAATTTCAGTATCACATATTCCCTTAGGTTCAACTAACTGCCTGATACCACGAGCCCAAGCCTTATTCGGATTCTTGGGCTGAGTATGATGCAATTTCAAACCACGCCTTTGCAAATTCTCACTCAATAATGTGGGCTTCACATTTGATTTAAAACGTGATTGATGAGCGTTCATTGAACCATGAACCAACACCTCACCATTTTGCACCCATCTAATAGCAGCATTCTGTTGCAAATCGCTAATTTTTACAGCAAAGTCACCCTTAATAGGTGGACACCCCGGCATTATCTCGTTTGTAAATTTTTCTGAAATTTGACACATAAAAACCGACTTCGCTACGATAATGTCGTGCAAACCAGTCAAGTGAATACCCAATAAAGTTGGGCCATAAGCTGTAAAAGCCACCATAATAGATCCACAATCTCCCTTCGCCGTGGGTCGATTAGTTATTGCTTTCCAGGCGTCGATTGGTCCTAGGATACTACTGTAATTTTCCTGAAACGAAGCACTAAAAAATTGACGCTTATCTACATTCCCATCTTTAGTTCTACCTAAAAGAATTCCATTAAAC